CTCGTTGGAATTTCTTCTCGAGTGGCCCAAGAACTTTCTGGATAACCACAGTCTGAACCCCGCTGGCGTCAACTTCGGGGTCAGGTGCCAGCACTGTGGTCAATGCGCGAACTGCATACTCGCTCTGAGCTTTCTTCAGAAGAACAGGGATCGTTCCGCCGAAAGTGTAAAGAACGTTCGGATCAACCTCATCGGGGTCGACGTAAATCCAGTTTGCGCCGAACCGAGTATGGATGTAATCTGCTGCGCGGATCAGCGCAGCTTCCTTGACGCTGTTCGAGCCAGTCCAAGCGGTGATAGCTCGGTCGGCAAAGTATGCGTCAGCAAACGCAACATCGGTCCAGGAGTTGGCGTCGGTTACACCCGTGCCATCTTCGACAGTGAATGCCATCACGCACCTTTCGCGATTTTCACCCTGCGACCAAGGCCTGAATCCATGTAAATTTCAAAGCCTGTTGCAGGAGTAAGAGTGATGCCTTTTTCAACGAAACCGATAGGCGTGAACCCCCCTGCGACAAGCAATGGCGTCTTCACTGCTTTTGCACCAGAGCTCGAGGTGTAGGTTGCGGCAGTCGTTCCGGCAGCGCAACCCGCAATGCTCAGAGCAAAGAGAGTTGCGCTGCCAGGCATGATAAAAGGGCCAACGGCAGGGCTTGCGATAAGGGGCTTGAACCTCACCGCGTCAATCTTTGCCCGCTGCCGACGGTCCTTTGAAAGTTGCACCGTTGATCCCCTTTCAGCGTTTCAGCGGAATCGAAGGACGCGAACCACCACGGCCTGTCCGACGGGCCATTGCAGCGTCGATCGGCGCCTTCAGGTTTGCGGTGAGCTCCTTCAGGTCGACGCCAGATTCCTGAATGATAGCACGCCGACGGGCGCGATCTTCCAGAATGCGTTTCTGGCTGGCGAGGTAGCCCTGGATCGCCTGGATGTTCGACGTGCGTTCATCCACCTTCAGCAAGTCCCGCAGACGGTCTTCCTCAGCGATCGCTTCCTTCAGAAGCTTGTTCACATGGTCCAAGGCTTCACGGATCTCTTGGGTATGCGCGATCGCTTCGGCCAGCTTCGTTTCCAGCGATGCGACGTCATCTTCTGCACCGGCAGATCCGATTCCGTCGACCAGCGCGGGCTGTTCGGACTTGACCTCGGAAAAGGGAGCAGCACCATCAGAACCCTCCGACTCGGGGTTGGTGATGTCAGCTGGGGCAGGGGGCGCAACAGGGGCCTCTACAGGGGCGGTCCCGGTTTCCCCGGCCTGGGGTGCAGCGGCAGGGGGTTGCATAGTGTAGCTGCCCGCGTTGCTGCGGGAATACCCCGGCGCAGCGGCCTCAACTTGCTCACGGGTGACGCCGGGGTTCCCCGCCATCATCTTCACAGTGTCAAGGCGGGGTTGACCGTCCGCCGTCCAATGGGTGTCGTTGGTGACATCCAGTTTCTGCAGGACCGCTTGAAGCGCCGGGATATCCATTTTCAACTCCAGGTTGGGGGCGATCAATCGTCGCCGAGAACGATGTAGGAGACGTAGACGACACCGTCAACCGTCAACGTCGCTGATGTATCGTCTGCAATGTTCGCAGCGTCAATCAGCAAGTTCAGGTTCAGCTCAAGCGAACCGTCGGTGTTGTCAAAGATCACCCCGGTCTGAGCGGCAGCGCTTGCGCCCCGCGCAACGGGGGAGACCCGAGCAGTTGCTGCGCCAAGCGCAGTCGACGGAATCACGTCAACTTCAGAGCCGCTCAGCGTGGCATCGGCAGTCGGAGCAGTTCCGATGCTGTAGTCGCCGTCAAAGGTGGCGGTCAGGTCGGTGTCCGCCGTGGTGAAGCGCAGATAGGAAACTGCGCCAAGGAACAGGATGTTGCCGGCGGGGAAATCCCCGATGACAGCGGTTCCGAAACCGACAGCAGTGCTGACAGCAGTGACGGTGATGGCGACATCATCAAGCCCGATGGTCTGCTTGATGATGGGTGCGACAGCGGACTTTCCGCGTGCCAGCGAACGTGCGAGGCCTTTACCCATTTCGATGTTTCTCCAGAGGTTGCGTTAGGGGGCGCCGTTAGACGCCCCCTGCGACCGATCAGTATTCGCGGGTGATCAGACGCGCGATGTTGATCTGTTTGCGCTCCGGGAAACGCCGGCTCCAGCTGGCAGCGTTCGCCAGGTTGTTGGAAGTGCTGGCGTTCGACGGACCACCGTTGGCGGGGGTGCCCACATAGGCGTGACCGACCGGGTGGATGATCCACTCGACGCGGTTGTAGAGCACTTCCTGACCACCGCCGTTGCCGGCAGCAGGCGCGCGATCGACTTCGGTGGGAACCTTGGGCGAACCCATACCCATCCGGATCGCACCAGCACCGAAGAGCCAGGTGTTGAACACGCCGGCCGCCTGGGTGACGCCATCGTCAACGATCACTTCGCGTCCCAGGAAGGTCGGGATGGAAACCGCGTTGCCGTTGACGCTGTCCGACACGAAGTCGATCAGGTTGTTCTTCTGCGCCCGGGCATAGACCAACGAGTGCATCATCACCATCGTCAGATTCCCCATGGAGTCGCCCATGGTGGCCGTCGCGTCGATGAACGCTTCAGCGGTGAAGTTGGTGATGCCTTCAGCGAACACAGCGCCTGACACATCGTGGGTCATGTCGCCCGCCGTGTGGGTATCGCTGCCGCCAGGAGCCGCGTCGTTGTCAGCGAACACGCCGGTCAGGGTTGCAACGAACGCAGCCTGCACACGACGCACCCAATAGTCGGACACGCGGTTGGAAATGGCGTTCATCGGATCTTCACCAGCCAGGTCGCCGGTAAGGTCCATGGAGCTCCAGGAGTTGTTCCGCGACAGGCGGACCTGGATCTCGGTTGCGGTGCCGATCTTGTTCGGCGTGGACGTCGTGGTGTTGTCGTCGGACGAAACGTTCTCAGCGTCGTTGTCGAGGTCCTTGAACGACGGCTCGTTGAACGTCAGACCGCCTCCAGCCAGCGCAGTGTTCAGTGCGCCATCCATCACGATCGCCCCGGAGCGGATCAGACGGGATTTCTCCTGCGTCATCTGCTGCGTGTAGGGGCTGAAGACTTCCGGGACGATGACGTCAGCAAGTTTGGTGATGCCCGATGCCATGGGACATATCTCCTTGGGATTGGTTTCAGATTTGTTCCAGACTGATCCGAACCCATGCTCGGTCAACGCCTGTGTTGGAGGTTGGCCCATGCCACCTTATCAGTGACAGTAGCATGGACCAACCTTAGCACGCAAGCCCGAAAATTGCGAACTTTACTTCTTCGGGGCGGGTTTCGGGCCGCCGACCTTCGTTCCAGCAACTTTCGCAAGCTGTTCCGCTTTCTGCGGATTCTCACGAACGATCTGGCCTTGCTTGGTCATGTTCCAGTTTTCGGCGGTCCACGGGTTGTCAGCGCCACCATTACCGCCACGATTCCCATTCCCGCCGCCACCGATGTTCGCGCCCCACCAATGCTTCCGAGTCGACTGAAGATCGGTGAACCAGGCCTCGGGTTGGATACCAGGCGTCACCCCGACACCATCCTTTGTGACCACACGGCCGGATTCGTCAACCTGGAAATGGCGCTCAGCAAGGATCAGGGCATCTTCGATTGCCTCGGGGACAACTTTCACCGCGTTCGCAGCTTTCCGCACAGCATCATGGATGCTGCGGGTCTTTTCCTTGCCCTCGTAGCCAGCGATGACCGTATCCTTTTCCGCGACGGTCGCCTTCAGCTGCGTGTTCTCACGTTCGATCGGGGCGACGCGCGCCTTCAGCCTGGTCTCGACAATCTCGTTGATCTTGGTGTCATCGAGCTTTCCCTGAGCGGCAGCTTCAAGCTCAGGGATGCGGTCGAGTGCAGCAACGACGTCTTCAACCTTCTTGCCCGCCAGCGGGGCAAACTGCGCCTTGAACGCGGTGAAATCGTTTTTCTCCTTGCGGAGGGCTTCTTGGACCCGGGCAACGTCAGCCTCAGTCTTCATTCCCTCAACCTGGAGCTCATACTTGTCCCCCTTCTGGACGTATTCCCCCTTCAGGGCGTCCGGGAGATCATCAATTGAATCAAGAATTGCCTTCAGTGCCATGTTCAACTCCTCTTATGGCGTTTTCGTTTCTTCCCCAGGCTTGGGTTCTTTTGGCGCGGGGGTCGTTTGTGCTCCAGGTGTGCCAGACGAAGGAGCAGGAGGAGGCATATCAGCATCCTCTTTCTTGATGGTAGCAATCTCAGTCTTGAAGTCCATACGGGTCAGGCCCTGATCAGCCATAAGCGCATGGATCGATTCCTTGCTGAGCGGCGCGCCTTCTTTCCGAGCTGTCATCAGCTTAACAAGATTGTCGCCAGTCATATCGTAATCAGAGAATTCAAGGTTCGGTTGCACCTTGACTTCATCAGGGTCAGCTCCAACCCATTTGGCAGCAATCTTCAGAAGCTGCTCGAGCGCGGCTGCACTCGTTAATGCAATCATGTTCAGTGTAGCGGTTTGAGCTGCAACACGAGTCTTCAGCGCATCTCCACTTTCGACACCGTTTGCTTTTGTGTTGATAAGCTGACCAGCTCGAGATGCAGCCCGCTGGTGATCATCTTTCAGGGTTTCACGTTGTTCGTTCAGCCCGTTTGCAGTAACACCAACATATTCAGCTGTCCCACCCTGCTCAAGCTCAATCATACTTCCTGCGCCTGTGCGAATAGCGGTATCACTAACCACTGCATCAACAGGCTTTTTGCGCTCACCGGAAATGACAAGCGTGTCTTGGCCTTGCATGAACAGGTTCTGTCGCAGGTCAGCTTCGCCACAGTAGATCGCACGACACAGGCGCGCCAACCCCATCAACGGCGGCTCATCAGGCTCAGCGGTAATGTCTTTCGAATTGACAAAGACAAATGGAATTTCGTCCAAAGTCTGACCGCGCCAGAGTGCTTCTCGCATGTCAGTTTCAACGTAGGATGGCGCACCATTGCCTTCGCTTGTAAATACACCAAAACGATATGTTCTACCAGTCTGCTGAACTGGCGTTACCGCTTCAGTATTTTCAATCCCTTCTTGGAGTTGATCACTTTCTGTGGGATTGTGCAGCTCCAAGACACGGTATTTCGATTGAACAACCCAATCGAAGCTTTGATTGCGACGAACACCGCTTTCGTTAAGAATGACTAATTCAAGCTTAGCTGCACCCTCACCAATTTGGCCAGCGTCCCAGTTGATTGCTGATTCAGCAACATACGTTGCAATATACGGAACTGTATCCGGGCCGAACGTCACTTCACCGGGGAGATCAAGCAGAATGCCCATCCGACCGCTAACGAGCTGCTCCTCGTTAATCCGGCGAAGAAGCATCTCAAGGGATTCACCATACAGCGAAGCCTTTTCACGAAGTGGCTCCAGCGCCTTAGGCAGTTGGATAGTAGGCGACTTCTGGTGCAGAAGACCGATATACGCCTCAACCGCCTCTTTGACATAGTCAGGGAACAATGCTCTGGTAAGATACGCGTCATAGGCAGCTTGCCCAAGGTTGACACGCCCAGAAGCAGCCTTCCCCATTCCGTCAATGATCATACCTGAAGTTGCAGGAAGGTATGTGGTCGTCTTCGATTTGACAACCCGCTCACCCCGATAGAAATCCCGCATCATAATCCAGTCGTCAATGTGCGACAGATAGTCAGGATGTTTGGAATCGAGGCCCATTGGGCTGCCCCCGTTTTAGAAGTTGCCAGTTACCTTACCACTACCGCCGGGCGATCGTCCAGCGGGCCAATGCCAGTCTATAAAATAACCTATCGCAGTCGTTATATGCTGATATTTGTTCGTATCATCTTCTTGAAAAGTCGACCCTTCCTTATGCTGCACAGTGCTCAACCCTTTGTGGCTCCAAGGAGCTTTAATAGGGTTCACGAAGAATTTAACTTCGTCTTTTGCGTTCTTGATACGCGCCCTGACCGCATTCTGCCGATCTTTGATAGACGGATGGGAAGGGCGAACTCTGCGCTCGAACTTCCAACCATGCAAGCGAAGAACTTCTTCAATCTCAGTATAATCAGATTTGTGCCCATGTTTCTCGCCAGCTCGACCTGCGGGGTCACCATAGATATAAACAGTCTTGTTCTCATGGTCCTTATACCGCTCAACGAACTCTACTGCGGACTGCCTGCTGATTGCACTGGTCAGAACGATTTCGTCAACAAGGTATGGCATATCGCCGCGTATGACAACAATTGCGCTTGACAGAGGTGTGAAGTTCTGGTCATGGGTCCAATGAAGGACTTCGTGAGGCATTACTTCAGCTTTTGACAAGTTGTCCTTGCCATAGTCTTCGTAGATGCGTCCGCCTGCAGTTTCAAAGCTTGCGCGGTATTCCTGGTCATACTGCTTCTTAGACATTGTCCGTTTAGCAGCTTCAATCACGTCAGCAGGAAGAATCTCCTCAGACGTCCAATGAAAATATCCGTAGTCCTTGTCGCCGCTGTTCTTGGCGTATTCAGCCATATCGTAATAATGGTTCAGACCGTCTGGAACACCAATGAACCAGCACCAGGCACGATAAAACGGTCTTGTTGGATTGACCGTGTTAAGTGCAGGCATGATGTTAGCTTCAAGCGACTCAGACTTAACGTCAGCAATTTCGTCAATGACGCCGCCTGTCCAGTTGATGCCTTCAATGCGCTGCGGTTGGTCGAGTCCAATAATGTGGATCTCAGTAGAGTTCGGAAGAAAGATCTTGAGCTCTGATTCACTTGGCTTCCGCTCATGCAGGCAACTCAGTGTAAGCATCTTCATGTCGTCCCACCAGATCTTCTTGGCTTGCGTATAGGTGGGCGCAGCAAGGAAGAACTTTTCTTCGGGATACCACATCGCTTGGCGAGCGACAAAACGTTTCGCACGTTCAGTCTTGCCTGATCGACGTCCCGCGGGAACGATTGGAAAACGAATGCCGTTCTCGACAGCATTCACAAGTGAACGCTGGACAGGATGCTCTTTCAGCTGATACCATCGCGCCATCTGGCGCTCGAGAACTAAGTTCGTCATTACACAGGAGCTCGAGTTGCAAATTCGCGCATGACGTCAGCCAGTGCAGCAGCAGCATCGCCAACCGTATCGGGCTTCTCAAATCCACGCATTGCTGCCAGCGCTCGTGCCGCGGCAATTTGTTCAGCCTTGGTTCCCGTTGCCATTGCGCTGCGATAGGTGTTCGCAATCAGCTCTTTGTCAGCCTGGGCTTGAGCCTCAGGGTTCTCGGGTGCCTTGCGGGTCAGCTCAATGATGCGTTTCTGAACATAAGCATCTTCGAAAAGCTTCTTCCCCCAATCCAAAGCGTGAGCCGCTGTGAACCCGCACCGGATAGCTGAAAGGAAGATGTTGAAGTCCAGCATATATTCAGATACGAAGGAATCGCGCAGAGCGATTTCGTCAGCAGTGAGCTCTTGCTCCGAAAATCTTGCGTCCGAGTCCATAGCCCAATCCCTAGTATGTCAGAGGTGCTTTCGTGCTGAGTATAGGGGAGACCGCACTCGTTTTGCAACAGGTGATAAAAATAATCCTTTTGGACCTATTTCGTCGGAGTTTCTTCTGCCTTTACGGGGCACCATTTGCTCCAATCACGGAGTTCAGCACCGCGAGCTTCACGGTCAATGGCGTCAATCCCTGACAGCTGGCAGTTGGCGCGCGTAAGCGCATCAGCTGCATCAACAAGAACTTCGCCAACACCTTGCAGACCAGTCACCCGACGTGCTCTCACTTCAACAGGTTCAAGAAGCGGCGCCGGAATTTCGGTCCTGACAATTTCAGTCCGAATCTCAATCTGTGGTTCAGGGCCGCACGCTGAAACCAAGGCGATTGAGCAGATCGACAAACCAATCAGGAATCGGCGCATCTTCGTTTCCTTTGATCCAATCCTTGAGGGACGCAAGTTCCCTCGAAGCCTCCTGGGCGCGAGACAGCGCTTCAGCTGTGGTCATCTGAGCACGCTGGCTCTGGCGCAGACGCTCAGCAGCAACAGACAATTCGCTCTTCAGATTGTCGCGCTCGCGAACGAGCGCTGACATTTCGGTTTCTTGCTGAGCGATGGTGGCGCGCTGGTGCATAACCACACCTCCCGCAGCCAACAGAGCAATCAGCATCGCTCCGGACAGGTATCTCCACATCAGGCAGCCTCCGCCGGGCAGTTGCATCCGCGCATTCCAGGCTCCCAGGGCGTGTCA